GGTGTTGTTGGCGTGTTTGTTGGTTGCAGCTATACCAATCCATCGACAGGTCAAATTCTGTTCGCTAACTCGTACCCCGGTTCGGTTGTTGCTTCGGACATCGTGGCTTACGTTGTTGACGATCCAGATGCGTTGTTTAAAGTCGCTGTGACTGGTAGTGCAACTTCGACCACTATCACCCCGATTGATAACACCATTTTGGGTAACAACATGGCTATTTCGCAGCCTTCGACTAACACCACTATTTCGGGTAACTCGAATATCGGTGCTTTCGATTCTGGCTCGAACACAGCGTTTACGCTGCCATTGCGTGTCGTTGGTCTGGTTGAAGAGACTGTCGATGCAAGCGGTAACTACAGTGAAGTTATCGTTAAATGGAACATGCCGTATATCACTCTGACGGAAGGTACCCCTAACGTCGTGGCGTATAACGGCGGTCATTCGTATTACAACCCGACCGGCACTGCCAACGTATAAGGGAGCTAAATCATGGCTATTTCACGCGCACAACTACTGAAAGAGCTGCTCCCCGGCCTGAACGCATTGTTCGGCATGGAGTACGCTCGCTACGGCGAAGAGCACAAGGAAATCTACGAGACCGAGACTTCCGAGCGTTCGTTCGAAGAAGAAACCAAACTGTCTGGCTTCAGTGCCGCACCGGTTAAGAACGAAGGTTCTGCAATCGCGTACGACAACGGTCAGGAAGCTTGGACTGCTCGATACAACCACGAAACCATCGCACTGGGTTTCTCGCTGACCGAAGAGGCCATCGAAGATAACCTGTATGACAGCCTGTCGGCTCGTTATACCAAGGCGCTGGCTCGTGCTATGTCCTACACCAAGCAGGTCAAAGCAGCGGCTGTCCTGAACAACGGCTTCACCAACCAGTCGCAGTACTACGGCGGCGACGGCGTGCCTCTGTTCTCGGCATCTCACCCGCTGGTTGGCGGTGGCACTAACTCGAACATCCCTTCGACACCTGCCGACTTGAACGAAACCTCGTTGGAAAACGCTGTTATCCAGATCGCAGCATGGACTGACGAACGCGGCCTGCTGATCGCAGCTAAGCCACGTAAGCTGGTCGTTCCTCCGTCTCTCCAGTTCGTTGCTACTCGTCTATTGGAAACCGAACTCCGCGTCGGTACCGCTGATAACGACATCAACGCTCTGAAGAACAACGGCTCGATTCCAGAGGGCTACACGATCAACCACTTCTTGACCGATAACAACGCATGGTTCCTGACCACTGACGTTCCTAACGGCATGAAGCACTTTGTTCGTACCCCGCTGGCTCAGTCAATGGACGGGGACTTCGACACTGGCAACGTCCGTTACAAGGCTCGTGAGCGTTACTCGTTCGGCTGGTCTGACCCGCTGGGTATGTTCGGTTCGGCTGGGGCGTAAGCTAAAACCTAGGCTTTATGCGGGTTTCAGAAGGGGCTTCGGCCCCTTTTGTTTTTCTTGTTGTGTTACTGGTTCAGATTGAGCGAGCGTTACAGAAATCAAGTTGGCGTTACAGAAATCAAGTGGGAATCTTATGTTCGATGGTCATTCAAATATCTTGACGCCCCTCTTGCGCAGTAGTATAAAAGCAGTAATACCGGGAATACCGGTGCGTTAGACAGTCCCGGCTGACTTCATGCAGACTAACGTACCTAACCGCATGAGGGAAAATTCAAATGGCACGTACTACTTTTTCTGGCCCAGTTCGGGCCGGTTATCAGGGCGGCGACGCAAGCTCACAACAGCCCCTTACCCCTACAACGATTAACTCTGGCAACGTAATTCCCGTTAACGAGGGAACCGCAGCCTCTGGGTTTTACACCCGTGTGATGCCGACCGTTGGGTTTGGCTCAAGCGACTATCAGAATCCCGGTGAAGCACTTGCCGTGTTCGGTCGGGTTCAGACCGGTGCACCTTTTGCAACCCTTCCCACTACCACCCATAACTATATGGCTGGTGTGGCAGGTGAATTTGCTGTCATTGGTTCTTACGCCAATACTGCTCTGATGGCTGGTGTGATTGGAATCATCAACACCAATACCCTGTCTGGCGATGCCGCTGTGATGGCGTTCATGGATGGCGATGCTGGCGTGACGACTTGCCGTTCAGCCTTCGGTGTTGCTATGGCTCAAACCACAGGCGGCTCCGGTTTTGAGTACGGTCTTGACCTGAAGATGCAAGACCCCATTGCTGATGGTGGCGGTCCTTCGGGCGTTATTCCTTACACCAAAGCCAACATCCGTATGGAAGATGATGTTGTGGTTATGGTTGCTACGGGCGCTCCTGTTGACGGTACAACGGGTGATAACTTTGCTGGTCCCGGCTCGATGTACATTGACAGCACCGGTGCTAACCTTTACCTCCAGACAGGGGCGATCACCAGTCCGGTTTGGAAATTGGTTACTCGCGCTGCTTAATGTTGACTCATAAAGATCCAGAGGTTCAGGCAATGCTTGGGCTTCTGGAGAGCCAAAGAGATCATGTCATGGGAATCGTAGCGGCTATGGCAAAAGAAAATGCGGAGTTAAAAGCCTGCATTGCCAAGCTAGAGAAACCGGAGAGCCAAGATGGCGATGCAATATGACGTAAAGTCGTTCCATGCAACAGCTTCAACGCTTGCGTATGGTGATCGCACACGTTTAAAAGGCGTAGTTATTTCGCCCTCAACTTCGACTACGTTTAACTCATGCGTGGTTGATACGCAGGGTGCCTTGTCGGGTACGTACGATATTCCGGGGTCAACGACTTGCACCGTTACCATCGCTAATCATGGGCTATCGAACGGCGACACGGTTGGTCTTGACTTTACGACTGGCACGGCGGTAGACGATTCGTATACGGTATCTAACGTAACGACCAATACGTTTACTGTAACCACGGCGAGTTTGACCACGAGCGGCAATGTGACGATGTACCCAAAAGTACTTGTCGAGCTGGATTGTTCTTCGGGTACGGCGTTCTACACGCTGATTCCGGGTGAAGGCATTCTTGCACAGGGCGGTCTGTTTTGCTTGTTGCCGTCTACCACGGTAACGATGACTATTTTCTACGGGTAGCGCCATGATGCAAACAGACGTTAAGTCCGCCCGTGCAGCAAATACAGGACTGCTTGTGACGCAGGCTCCTGTACGCTTGAAGTCGATTACGGTGACAAGTGCGACTGTGTCTGCAAGAAATACGTGTGTATGCGACCCGGTAGAACAGAAGTCCGGCACCTACAGCCGTACAAGTCCAAGTGCCACCATCACAGTCACGATAGTGAACCACGGCCTTGAGACTGGGGATCGGGTGTTTCTGGACTTCACGTCAGGGACAGCACGGGATGGCGCGTATACGGTCACAAAGACGGGCGACGACACGTTTACTTGTGCGGATGCACCAACCACGACCACAAGCGGTAACGTCACGATGTATAGCAGTATTGCTTTAGAGATCGATACCTTTAATACGATTGGCCTGCCTGTACTGATCCCCGGCGAAGGCATCTACTGCCCTAACGGTATCTTTGTGGGTTGTGGCTCATCGGTAACTGCGACGGTGTTCTATGGCTAAGACAGCGGCATGGCAGAGGAAAGAGGGGAAGAATCCCAAAGGTGGCTTGAACGCCAAAGGACGAGCCTCCGCGAAAGCGCAAGGCATGAACTTGAAACCTCCCCAGCCGGAAGGCGGCGCAAGGAAGAAGTCTTTCTGCGCACGTATGTCAGGGATGAAAAAGAAGTTAACGTCGGCAAAAACGGCGAACGATCCGAATAGCCGTATTAACAAATCACTTAGAGCGTGGAAGTGTTAACCGTGGACTTAGCATTTGTTTGGAATGGCGCTTTGTCGCTGTTTGTGGGTTTGTTTGCCTACATAGCCCATGAGAAGTTTTCTGAGCTTGCGCGCATCACGATCTTGTTGAACAAGACTCGTGAGGAGATTGCACGAGATACCGCTACCAAAGCTGAAGTGGAGCGCGTGACCGATCATATTGATCAAAGATTTAACCGGCTGGAAACCAAGATTGACCAGCTTATCGAATCGCACAGGAGAGTGTTATGAAGAAACGCAAAGTCAAGCGCTATCAAGAGGGCGGCGAAACGGAATTAAAGCAGCGCGGCCTCGATCTATCCAAGGACGATAAGGTTGGTTTTGTTGAGCGTCTAAAGATGGGCAATATTGATGACCCAAGATCAGAAGCGTATCGCCGCTTTGGCGCTGGCCGGGCAAAGATGGAGATTGAAGCCAAAACTCCTGTGCCAGAAATGGGTAGCGACTATAGCGGCAGAAACATGAAAAGCCCGGAAGTTGAAAATACTACCGAGGATAGAGGCGATAGCAGCTATGCGCCAAAAGGCAGGATGAGCGCCGCTGACATAGGATTTACTGGCGATGATGCAGAGCCCCGCACGCTGACTAAGAACAAAATCCAGCGTGAGGCAGAGCGCAAAGACGCGCAACGGCGTGCAGCGGCTCGTCAAAAAGCAGAAGCTGATCGCGCTGCAAAGGCCGCAGATCAAACAAAAGCTGCGCGCGAGATGGGCGAGGGGTACAAAAAATCTGCGTATGACACAGAAAAGCAGCGGCAAGCGCGTATGGCAAAGGAGCAGGCACTGGAAACAGTGTCGCCAGAATCTTCATTAATTGGCGGCTTGGGTTTGCGCGCAATGAAAATGCTGGCACAGGGGCTGGCTGGCAGACAGGCTGCAAAAGAAGCTGCCCAAACAATGGGCAGACGCATGGAGAAAGACATCACTCCTCGCCCGCCTCAGTTGACGAATGAGCCGCTGAAGATTGGCCGTGAGCCGCTGAAGCTCGGCATGAAGAAGGGTGGCGCTGTGAAGAAGATGGCATCCGGCGGTTCTGTTTCTTCGGCATCCAAGCGCGCAGACGGTATTGCTCAACGCGGCAAGACTCGTGGGAGAATCTGCTAATGCCTATGGAAAATGAAATTGAAAATGCTCGTAGAGATGCGCTCGTAAAAAAAGAGTACGAGGATTACGAGAAACAGCTAAAGAAAGAGCGTGAGGAGAATGAGGCCCCGCGCAAGGCTATTAGCGAAGCGTTTTCCGCAGCTAAGAACAAAGCTGCTGAGCTTGTTGGTAAGGCCAAGAAGAGCATGGGCATGAAATCTGGTGGCTCGGTTAAATCAGCGTCGGCTCGTGCTGATGGTATAGCCCAGCGTGGTAAGACTCGCGGGAAGATGGTCTGATGCCTACGGTCAGCAAGAAGCAAGAGAAGTTTATGCAGGCTGTTGCCCACAATCCTGCATTTGCCAAGAAGGTCGGCGTGCCGGTAAAGGTGGGCAAAGAGTTCACTAAATCAGGAGGCGGTGAGATGAAAGAATCAAAAGCGATGGTTAAGAAGGAAGTGTCTTTCATGAAGAAGAAGGGCGCTCCGAAAGCTATGGTTAAGCATGAGATGGCCGAGGCTGGCATGAAGCACGGCGGCAAGGTCAAGAAGATGGCGATGGGTGGCTACGCTGATGGTGGTATGCCTATGGTCATGAAGGACGGTCAGAAAGTGCCAGCGTTTGCGGCTGATGGTAAAGGCAAGATGGCTAAAGGCGGTGTCGCTGCATCGAAGATGGGTTCGGTTCGTACCGCTGCTCCTAGCCGTGATGGCGTCGCTGTCAAGGGCAAGACCAAGGGCTCGATGGTCAAGATGGCCGGTAATGCCAAGGGTCTGAAAAAGGGCGGGTACTGCTAATGATGGCCTCGCGCGGGATGGGTGACATCAACCCGGCGAAGATGCCCGGCGGGAAGAAGAAAGCCCGTCGGGATAACACCGACTTCACGCAGTACAAAGAAGGCGGGAAGGTTAAGTCAAAGGTCAACGAAGCTGGCAACTACACCAAGCCGGGTATGCGCAAGTCGATGTTTGAAAGCATCAAGGCGCAAGCGGTGCAGGGTACGGCAGCAGGGCAGTGGTCGGCACGTAAGGCTCAGCTGCTGGCGAAGACGTACAAGGAAAAGGGTGGAGGTTATCGTGGCTGACCGAAAATCACCCGGCACTCGCCGGTCTGAAGCGCAAGCAGAAATTGAAAAAGAATATGGTGATGAATCAGGAACTAATTATGGCACTCTTGTAAACCTCAAAGGTGATGTATCCAAGCGGCTACAACGTGCTGTTACTGGAGTGGGCGAGTACGGCACTGAACTTAGTCCCGGCTCAATGCAGGCGCGAGAGGCCGCTGCTGGAAGTCGTTACAAACCCGGATTCCAAGAGGCGTTGGATTCTAGTAAAGCTAAACGCGCAGGTCGCGAAGCAGCCGCAGAAGAGCGTCGTGAAGCTCGTGGTATGAAAAAAGGCGGCGCGGTGAAGTCAGCATCAGCCCGTGCAGACGGTATAGCGCAGCGTGGTAAAACTCGCGGAAGGATGGTGTGAGATGGCTGAGAAAAGCAAAAGTGAACCAAAAATGACTGCGGATGAGCAAGCCTACTTTAGAGCGCAGCGACTTGGAATTCCGTATTATGACCGGGGGCCGCAAGAAAGCGGGTCGCAGACCTCCAAGCGCGGTAATGAGCGAGTTGATAAAAGTTCTTTGGCTCCGTACGAATTAAAAGCGCAGAAGTTTGACAAAAGTATGCGCGGTGGCGGCGGAGGCGGTCGCGGTTCAAGACAAATGCAGCTTGGGGCTGATCTTGATCCAAAAGCTATGATGCAACGTATGAACGAAGATTACGACGATTCATATAAAAAAGGCGGCAAAGTATCGTCAGCATCAAAACGTGCAGACGGTATAGCCCAGCGCGGCAAAACTAAAGGACGAATGGTGTGAAAGCCCCGCAACAATCGCTTAAAAACTGGGGTGACCAGAAATGGCGCACAAAGAGTGGCAAGCCATCGTCGAAGACTGGCGAAAGGTACCTGCCAGAAAAGGCGATTAAGGCATTGAGCCCAGCCGAATACGCAGCAACGACCAAGGCAAAGCGGGCAGGGAAAGCAAAAGGCAAGCAGTTTGTTAAACAGCCCAAGGGCATAGCGCAAAAGACTGCAAGGTTCAGGTAATGGCATACACTACGTCCACCACGGCGTTCAATCCCACCCTCAACGATATTGTCGAAGAGGCGTTCGAGAGATGCGGCCTTGAGCTGCGGACAGGCTATGACTTCCGCACGGCTCGGCGCAGCCTGAACTTGCTCATTACCGAGTGGGCAAACCGTGGCATCAATCTGTGGACGATCGAGCAGGGCACGATTCCTTTGGTACAGGGGACGATTACCTATGATCT